GTCGCGCCGTCGTTCCTGGCCTCTGCGCAGAACGGCAAGTCTGCATTGGCCTTCGACGGCGGCGACCGACTCTTTACTACGTCCGCGTCGGTGCTGAATCCAAGCACCAAGACAGGCTTCGTGGTGTACCGCCGCACGGGCGGCAGCGGCGAGCAGTGTATTTTTGACCGTGCCGATTCTTTTGCCCTCACGATCAAATCAGCCGGCGGGTACGTCTTTTACTATTCATCCGGCACCACCGGCTCCCGCACCGTCTACAACTCTGCCTTTGCGGCTGGAGACAGCGGTAGCAGTTACAGCGTCGTAACCGTCAGGCAGGATGGAACGGCCGGCTCGGCATGGATTAACGGCACCTCGCAGACGATCTCGGCGACAACCGGCAACACAGGGACGAACGCCGGAAACTTTGCCGTAGGGTCTATCGGGGCTTCGTCCTCATTGCTCCTTACGGGCCAGGTGGCCGAGATGCTGATCTACACGTCGGCCCTTTCAACTGAGCAGCGCACGGCGGTGGAGCGTTACCTTGGCCGCAAGTGGGGAATCACCGTCGCATGAGTTGGGATTACCGAATCGTCGTGATTGTTCCAGCCGCATCGAAGCCAGCGGCCGAGCAGGCTGCCCGTGCAATCAACAGCACAGGGCCAGACTACGAGGGCGACGCTTTTACGCTGCCGCTCTCTGGCAGCGGCACAGGGCCAGCCACGCACTACGGCCTTTACACCAGCGCCACCGACGAGATGGTGGATGCAATGGCGACGGCCCTGCCAAGCCTTTCCGGCGTGCAGTATTGGCGGCATGGTGCGGGCGGCGATCTCCAGGCGTCAAACGTCACCGATGCCAGCGGGCAGCCATGGGGGCTTGCTGAAAGCCTGAACGCCGCCGGCCTCGCGCAGATTCCTGAGCCGTCGCCCTACGGCTGAGTTGCGCTCTTCACCTTAGAGACGGTCGGCCATGCTAAAGGCTGGGCGTAGCAGCCCGGCTATATGCAAGGCACGACGCTCTTGCACCAGAGTACGGTACGGTATTTCGGCCGGGCTTGCTGACAGCCACTTATCCCGAAATAGGATGCCGAGATGGCATTGCGCCGCTGGGCCGCACGGGTAGAATATTCTTCGATTTGAACGCCAGGAATACACCGCCGGTATATCCGTGATCGCCATCCTAAAGTTCAACCTTTCCGACCCGGATGACGAGCGAGCCCACCGCTACGCTCTCGCCGGGCGTGACGCGCTCATCGCTCTGGAGCAGATCGACGAGCACTGTCGCGGGCGGTTGAAGCACGGCGAGCCGTCAGCGGAGGCCACGCACGATCTACAGGCGGTGCGGGCGATGGTGCCACACGACCTCGTGAACCTGTTGCACTGAACACGAACTGGCGAAAACTGACAGTTTCTGTACACGCCGCATGAAGCGCAACGGCCATTCCAGCGTATATGATCCAAGCCGCCCCCACCGCGCGAGGAATCAGCCTTCGGGCTGACGGTCGCCACATTAAGCGGCCCTCGCGGTGGGGCGCGGCACTCTTTAAGCAGGGAGCGATGCAATGGCGATGATCCACCACGAACCGCACCCTGCTTTCGACTCACCCGCAACGCAGGTGTTTGCGCTGGAGGGCAGGCTATCTTCCTGCATGGCCGAGAACGCCGCCCTGCACGAACAGGTGATGCGGCTGCGGCTCACCGACGAGGAGCGGGCGGCTCTGCGCTGGTTCTCGCATTACGGGCTGCCGCACCACAGGGCCGCCGCGCTTCGCGGTCTGCTAGAGCGGTTGGCGTGACGCTACTGAAATCAGAGAGAGCCATAGTGAAGGCACAGCGTAGTAGCCGGGCCATATGCAAGGCACGACGCTACTGAGCGAAGGGAGAGACTGATGCCGATAGAGCGAGTGACGTTCGAGGTGATCCACGACCACCCGTCTGGTGAGTTGAAGTTCTGGCGGCACGATCTAGCCAGAGCGTTTCTAAACTGCCAGAAACTAGGCATCGTCGTTGACCGCTGGATTCCGGTGGGAGAACGCCTGCCGGAACTGGACGAGCGAGTGATAGTCTGCAACGCGGCAGACCAGTGGGTGTCAATCGGGAGCCGACAACTGACGGGCGAATATCATCACTGGGACGGCGATGACTACGAGGAACTGCGCGAGCCAACCCACTGGATGCCGCTGCCCGAGCCGCCGGAGGTGAAGTGATGGATCGCTGGGAGCGGGTAATGTTCTACGCAATGGCCGTTCACTGCTTCTTTGAATCCCTGCGGAACTTTCTGGATAGGTTCCTGCCCGCCTGAAGTGCGCTATAGCGGCGAGAGACGGCCGCGCCCACTGCAAGGATTGCTGCCCCCATGCCTAGCCTAGAAGCACAGGAGATCCCCTATGCCCGACGCCATTCTGTTTCGTAAGTGCCGCGATCTCGACATCACACTGCACACGGCCACGAGCCTGGCCACCACGCTCGATATGCGTGACGTTGCTGGGGCTGTGCTCTCCATCGGCACGATCAGCACCAGCGCCACTACGCTCCAGATGTGGACCGGGCCAACGCCCACGGGTGCGTTCCGCCGGCTGTACAAGTCGGATGGCAGCGTGGCGGATCTGACCCTGGCCCCCTCGAGCACGGATGGCCGGTCGTATAGCCTGCCCGATGAAGTGTTCGGCACTGAGTACCTGAAGATCGTGTCGGCTACCACGAACAGCACGGGAACGACTGGGTTCGTGATGTTCAAGAGCTGACGCCCCCCCGGCGTGCCAGCAGCGTAGACGCCCCCCCCTATGCCACAACGCATGCCCGCCTATCGGCCGCCTCGCCTTGCGTTGCACAGTCGACGCAGGGACGAGAGCACGAGGGGCAACGCATACCAGCGTGGCTACACAGACAAGGCACACAGGGCCTGGAGGCTGGCTGTATTAACACGGGCCGCCTGGGCCTGTGCCTCCTGCGGTCGCGTGTGTGGCGACAAGAGAGAAGCACACGCAGACCACGTCGTGCCAGTGAGCGAAGGTGGTGCGAGATACGACGTGGCAAATGGGCAGTGCCTGTGCGTGCGCTGCCACGGAAAAAAGACGCGAGCCGAGCAAAATTTTCGGGCCGCGCGTGCCGAAACGCAGCCAGCCGACCGGCCGGAGCCGGCGACGCCGCGACGGCAGGGTGGGTCGAATCACCCCAGCTTTGCCGAATAAAAACCCCGGTCGTGTGTGCTGCGTTCATTTCCGCAAGTAATCGCAACGGGGTAGGCCCGCTGTTTGACACAACCCGCATGCTGCGGCAATGTCACCAGCAACCAGTAGAAAACGGCCCCACACAAAAACTTGCGAGCATTGCGGGCGTTCGTTCTGCACTAACCGCAAGCAGCAAAAAACATGCTCTGCTGCATGCCGAGCGGCATCAAAAAGAACGCGGTTTCAATCCATGTGCGCAAATGCAACATGCGGAAAAGAATTTACGATGACGCCATCCGAGCATGCAAAAGGCCGCCGCTGCTGCTCGCGGCAATGCAGGGCACAGCACATGCGTCATCCAAGGCGGCTTTGCCAGAACCCATTGTGCCGCAAGCCAATAGAGCGAAAGAACGGCGCGCGGCAAAAAGAAACGGGCCGCGATTATGGCAAATACTGCTGCCGTGAATGCGCATGGGACCACCGATGGGGATCAGACAGGCCGCAAAAGAACTGGAGCAAGAAGCACCTGGCTTCAGCTTCTGCAGGTGCTTTGCGAACTTCGCTGCGGAAAAAATGCAAGCTCTTGGGTGTGCCGTTTGACGAGCAATGCACCCGCCGTGCGGTGCTTGAACGTGACGGCTGGGTGTGCCAGTTGTGCAAGATTGATTGCAATCGTGAATACGTTATCGACCCAAAGACGCGGAAGCCTGACCCATTAAACGCTGAGCACGACCATATCGTGCCGCTTACGGCAGACGGCAGCCCCGGTAATGTCTTTCCTAACTCGCAGTGCCTGTGCCGTAAATGCAACAATAGCAAGCAAGCGCGAAGCATCGGGCAGCTGCGACTAGACCTAGAAGGATCGGTGAAGCGATGGGAAAGCGGGGGCCTCGTCCGACGCCAACGAAACTCAAAATCCTGCGTGGCAACCCAGGCAATCGGCCAATCAACAAAAGCGAGCCGCAGCCGGTCGCTGATGGCGTTGTGATGCCTTCGCACTTGGGCGAGGTGGCCGCAGCCAAATGGGGCCAAGTGCTGCCGTTGCTCCAGGCCGTGAAGGTAATGACTCGGGCCGACATCGAGGCGCTGGCCCGCTATTGCGATACGTACGAATGGTGGCTTGCAACCCGTGCGAAACTCAAGAAGGAAGGCGACACCTATCCCATTTTGAACGACAAGGGCGACGTAAAATACATCGCCCAGCGCCCAGAGGTGAGCATTGCCCACAAGCTGGCCGTGCAGATGCGACAGCTTGAGCAGGATTTCGGGCTGAACCCAAGCGCTAGAACCGGCCTGCATGTCGAAGAGTCGAAGCAAGAAGACGAAGACGACGCACGCATGTTCGCTTGATGCGAAGGCTGCGGCCATCGCGGTGCGGTTCTTCGAGGAGAACCTGACGCACTCGAAAGGCGAGCTCGGCGGCAAGGCGTTTCTGCTTGAGCCGTGGCAGAAGGAATACGTGGGCCGGCTGTTCGGCACGATGAAGGGCGACGTGCGGCAGTACCGCACAAGCCTGCTGGCCATTCCTCGCAAGAACGGCAAGAGCACGCTGTGCGCCGGGATCGCCCTGAAACTGATGTTCGACGGCGAGCCTGGGGCCGAGATCTACTCGTGTGCCGCCGACCGCGACCAGGCCAGGCTCGTCTTTGAGATGGCGAAAGTCTGCGTGGAGAACTCGCCCAAGCTGCGGAGCCGCCTGCGGGTCTTTCGCAATTCGATCGTGCGGGAGGACACGCACTCGACGTACAAGGCCCTGTCGGCCGAGGCGTTCACAAAGCACGGCCTGAACGCCCACGGGATCATCTTCGACGAGTTGCACGCCCAGCCCGACCGGGAACTGTGGGACGTGATGACCACATCGACAGGTGCCAGGCGTCAGCCCTTGTGCGTGGCGATCACCACGGCTGGCTTCGACCGCAAGAGCATCTGCTGGGAAATCTGGCGTTACGCCCTGGCCGTGCGTGACGGGGCGATCAAAGACGAGACCTTCCTGCCTGCGATCTACGCCGCCGACCCCGAGGACGATTGGACGAAGGAGGCGACCTGGCGGAAGGCAAACCCGAACCTCGGCGTGAGCGTGAAACTCGATGACCTGCGGGTGCGGTGCAAGCGCGCCCAGGACATGCCGAGCGAGGAGAACACCTTCCGGCGGCTGCACCTCAACCAGTGGACCGAGCAGGACACGCGGTGGCTGCGAATGGAGCACTGGGCACAAGGCAACGAGCCTTGCCCTGTGATGCTCGACGGCCGGGAGTGTTTCGCGGGCCTCGATCTCGCCAGCACGTTCGACACGACCTGCTTCTGTCTGCTGTTTCAGCTGGACGATGGCCGGTTCTGGGTGGAGCCGCATTTCTGGATTCCCGAAACGAACATGCGGGAGCGGGTGAAGCGCGACCGCGTGCCGTACGACCTCTGGCACAAGCAAGGGTTCCTGCACACCACGCACGGGAACGTCACTGACTTCGACCAGGTGCGGTCTGACATCATGGCCCTGACGAAGAAATACAACGTTCGGCAGGTGGCGATCGACCGCTGGAACGCCACGCAGCTGTCGACGCAACTGCAAGGCGATGGGGTAAACGTCTTAGGTTTTGGGCAGGGCTACGGCAGCATGAGTTCCGCCGCCAAGGCCCTTGAGGCGGCCTGCGTGGGCGGCCGTCTCCTCCACGGCGGTCATCCCGTCCTGGCGTGGCAGGCGTCGAATGTGGCGATACAGAGCGATCACGCGGGCAACATTAAGCCGAGCAAGCAGAAATCCAACGAACGGATCGACGGCATCGTGGCGCTGACGATGGCCCTTGGCATCCACGCTACGGCGACGGCCCCGGCCCCTGAACAGAACTGGGACATCATCTCGTTATGAGCGAACACGCCGCCGCCGACTTCAAGATGTTCGACCTGCGTGGCATCGACTGGCCCGAGGTGTCATCGTCTCGCACGCCTTCGGGCATCCGCGTGAACGCCGACAACTCGATGGCGTGCTCTGCGTACACGGCCTGCATTCGCGTCATATCGGATGCGGTATCAGCCCTGCCGCTCCACGTCTATGAGCGGATGGCCAACGGCGGCAAGGCGAAGGCCACCGCCCATCCCGTCTATCGGCTCCTGCACCAGCAGCCCAACCCGTGGCAGACGGCCCAAGAGTTCCGCGATTGGATGACCGGCATGTACCTGCACTACGGTGCGAGCTACGCCGAGATCCGCCCAGGTGCTCGAGGTGCCGTGTCGGAACTGTGGCCCCTGCACAGCAGCCGGATGGAAGTCGAGCGGCTGGAAGACGGGACGCTTCGGTATCGGTATCGGGAGCCGAGCGGGAGGGAGACGATCTATCCCCAGGAGCAGATCTTCGCCCTGCGGTTCACCACCGAAGACGGCATCAAGGCGATCCCGACCTACAAGCTCTTCCAGAATGTGCTGGGGCTTTCGCAGGCGCTAGAGGCGCACGCGGCGACATTCTTTGGCAACAATGCACGCCCTGGGATTGTCCTTGAATCCGAAAACCCGATCCCGGTAGAGGCTGCCGAAAGGCTTCGCGAGCAGTGGG